ATATTAAACTTGCTTATGAAAAATTAAAGTTTGGTGGAAATTTATTTATTCAATTTGTCATTGGTGAAGAAAATTCTGCATATTCTTATCAAACATCAAAAATTAAAATTAACAATATATTAACTGATGCAGGATTTCAAAACCTAATCTTTACAAATCAAATGCATCCTGACTGGATGTTTGTTAAGGCTACAAAATGATTAAGGCCTATTTATATTCTCATGATGGCAAAGATTACGCTAATGACAAATGGGACTATGGGTTATTAAAAGAAGTATTTGATAAATATGAAATTGATCAAGTTAAAGTTACTTCTATTCCCAAAGTTGATAGAGGCTTTGTTATTGTTCCTGGACCACAGAGTTTTGGACATGAAGAAACAATAAATAAAGAAATACAAAATATATCAAGGGTGCTTTTATTTATTACGGGGGATGAAGAAAGTATATTTAATATAAACAAGATTAATCATCCTAACATTGAAATATGGATTCAATATCCTAATGAAAGTAATAAACAATATAATAAATTACCTATTGGAGTTCCCCAACATTTAAAGCAGTTTATGCCAGACTATCCTATTAAGAATTATGATTTATATTTTGGTGGTCAAATAACTCATTCAAGAAGACAGCAACTATCAAAGGCCATACAGTCAATGCCAAACACCCTTTTTAAGCCCACAGCAGGCTTTGCACAGGGCGATCAGCCAACAGACTACTATCGCAACCTTGCCAGCGCTAAGATTGCTCCAGCACCTTCTGGTGCGGTAACTATAGATACCTTTAGATTTTTTGAGGCTATAGAAATGTTATGCCTTCCAATAGGAGATAAAATTAATTCAAAAGGAGACTCTATTGATTTTTATAATACTGTGTTTGGATATGATATTCCTGTAAACCTTGTTTCTGCTTGGGCTGAGTTGCGTTATCTTGTTCCTGAGTTATTAAATCAATACCCTCGCAACATGCATAAAGTGGTATGCTGGTGGATGAAATATAAAAGAGATCTTGGAATAAAAATTATGAGGCAGATCAATGAATAAAAATGATGTAACAATTATATTGGCTACATCTGTATTGCCAAGCCATCCAGACACACACATTATTGATGAAACAATTAATTCTCTTAGGGTTCATTTTCCTAAAAATGAAATAATCATGCAGATAGATGGATTACGACAAGAACAAATGGATCGTGAAACTGACTATAATGAATATAAAAATAGAATTCTGTGGAAGTGTTTGCATGAATACAATAACGTTCTTCCCATAATGTTTGATAAGCATAGCCATCAAAGCACAATGATGCGTAAAACTATTGATGATATTCAAACATCTGCATTGCTATATGTTGAAGGTGATGCACCACTTACTCCAGACGCAGAAATTGATTGGGAAAAGTGTTTTGATTTAATTGGGCATGAGAAAGCAAACACAATTCGTTTTCATCATGAAGCCTTTATTCCAGAGGCGCACAACCATTTAATGTTTGGCATGGAAGATATCTTTATGAGAACATCTCAATGGAGTCAAAGACCACACCTGAGCAGAGTTTCATATTACAGAGAAGTAATTCTTCCTCCACTTGAAGATAAAGTATTTATTGAAGATACAACTCATGGAAGAATACAAGATGATATTTCTCCATATAATAATTTTAATAAAGAAGGTTGGGATAAACATAAATTATGGATATACCATCCAGAAGGAAACATTAAAAGATCTTATCATTTAGATGGTCGTGAAGGTGGAAGAAAGTTTACTTCAGATGATGACGTTTGGTTTAAAGAGCAATGAGACTAGGAATTATAGCCAGATCAGATAATACTGGGCTTGGTAATCAAACAAAAGAACTTGTTGACATGTTAAAGCCTAGTAAAATATTACTTATTGATTCAACACCCTTTAATAAAAATACTCAGCATCCAGATTGGTACTCAGAATATAGTTGTATTAAATCAACTGGCTTTCCAACGCTACAACAAATAAAACTATTTCTTAACGAAGTTGATATTGTTATTAGTTGTGAAACATTTTACGATCAAAACTTTGTAAAGTATGCCCAAAGAAGGGGTGTAAAAACTATCCTTCAGTATAACTATGAACTTTTTGGTAATCTTGCAGCACCAAACCTTCCACTCCCAAACATCCTTTTATCTCCAAGCGTTTGGCATATTGATCATGTTAAAAAACTTTTTGGTAAGCAATCAACAGTAATGCATTTACCGCCACCAACAAATCCATCAATTTTTTCAGGGGCTAAAGAAATAAATATGTCTAAAGACCATAAGAGAATACTCCACATTGCTGGTAAAAAAGCAGCAAAGGATAGAAATGGGACAGATACTGTACTTCAAATGCTTAAATATTCTAAGGCAGACTATGAATTAGTTATAAGAAGCCAGAGCGAAATAGAGACAGACATAAAGGATTCAAGGCTTACAATTGAGATAGGCAATCCTGACAACAGAGAAGATATGTATAGTGGGTTTGATGCTATGGTGCTTCCTAGACGTTATGCAGGTCTTTGTTTGCCTATGAATGAGGCTCTTGTGAGTGCCCTGCCAGTTTTCATGACTGATATACCACCTAATAATTATATTTTACCAAAAGAGTGGTTGGTTGAATCATCATTGATTAGTTTGTTTAGAACAAAGGTTAGAATTGAATTGTTTGAAGCAAATAAAGAAAAATTAGCAAATCAAATTGATGAATATGTAAACAACAAAAACAAGAATGAGTATAAAGAAAAAGCCTATCAGATAGGCATTGATAATTTTAGCCCAGATAATTTACTTGATAAGTATCTAGAAGTTATTTCTCATATTTAGTTTTTGTTGTAAATTGTTTTCTAAGTATACTATCTAAGATTAAATCAAATGATGTATCTGCACTGGAAAGATATATATGATCTTCCTTTTTTAAATTGTATGATTTTAAAACTAAAGGGCCTTTTATATAAACCTTAACATCTTGCATCTCTTTTCCTCCAACATTAAATAGATTTCCATAAACAGATCTCCATAAAAATTGGTCTTGGTTTTTCAATACTTCTTTTAATTTTTCTTTTTCCATTATCATTGGAACGTGAAGTTCATAATCTAAAGCATGTTCAATCCCTAAAGAAATAACTTTTTTATATGTTGCTAAAAGTTTTCTTGTATACCCAGAGTTTGAATTTATCTTTTGATATAGATTTATTTTTTCTAAAAGTGAGCCACCATGGTAGTTATCTATACTATCTATCTTTTTTATGATATAAAAATCATCATTCATTAAAACAAATGACTCTGATATTTCGTTTGACTCTGTAATGCTTTTTAAATTATAAAATGCATTTTTATATTTTGTTAACTTCTGATCAACCTTTATATAGTTTCCAACATACCAGTCTGGTTTTCCACCAACAACCCAAATATTTGAGTCTGGAAAACTTTCAACTACAGATCTAATTGAATATCTTAGTTCTTCGTTGATTCCATCTTTACATATATATACAAAGTCCATATTTCCTCATTATAAAAATTAAGAAAAGGCGAACTTATTTTTAGTAAATTCGCCCTTCCTAATTAACTAACTACTTCTTTTTAACAGCAGCCTTTTTCTTTTTTGGTGCACTCTTAACAGGCACAATTTTACCAAGAGCGTCTGAAATTGCTCCTGTATCTGGCAGTACGCCAAATGCCTTGTCGTTTGGATTGAGTGCTCTCAATGCAACTGGTGCAAGGGCAGCAACTAATGCAGCCCAAAGATCTTTAGGATCTGTTACGCCAGCCATGTAAAGTGCAATAACTGATCCAAGAACAGATCGTCCATATGATGCAAGCATTGCTTTTGTTTTATCGTTTAGTATATTATTCATTATTCCTCCTAGGATATAATTCGTGTTATCGTTGTAAAGCCAATCCATAGACCAATAATTCCTGCGACTCCCGCAAAAACTGGTGGTGCTGGAACTGGCAATTTGAATGCTGCGAACACGACACCGCACCCAAAACCTGTTAGTATAGAAAAAAATATTTCCTTCATTGTTTAACCTTTAATCTCTGCATCTGGAAGCAATGCCATAAGTTTTTCTGAATAGTTGTTTAGTCCTTTATTGCTTAATTCTTTAGAAACTTCTTTTATTACTTTTTGTGATGTCTCTATATATTCAAATGCCCAGTCTCTTGAATCAGATAAAAACTTTATGAAGTTTTCTTTATGTATGTCTTCTCCAGAATCAATATCGCTTACTTTGGTTTTTAAAAATAACTCTTCAAGAGCAGAGTTTTTTAGATATAACTCTGCCAACAAAAATTGTGTTTTTTTAAGTTTAGAAAATATAGAGATATAGGCTATTCCAAAGGACAAAGCCAGGGTACCTAAAAATACTAAAAACATAG